GCACGGTCACGCAGCCAAAAGTTATTGACCAAGTCGAGGTAGAGATCGTGCTTGTCAGGACTACCCGGCTCTAGGGCCGTGATCAACTCGTGCGCCTTCTCCCGCGCCGAGTCGGGCATCGCCGGATTACGGTCGTTGAAAAGGGACAGTAGTTCTGACGTATTTAGAGAAGCAGCATATTTTGTGTGAGAGAATACAATTGCATCGTACACGTCCTTCATCTCACGTGTGAACATATCCCTGTCGAGTATGTTCGACACCTTCGTGAAGAAGTCGATGTCGAGGCAAAACCCCAACACCTGTACATCAATCGATGTAGGATCGTATGAACTCATGTCGTTGTGTCCTTTCCATATTTTTCAAGTCCGTCCGTAAAATCATCAGGCGTGTCGGAACGTGCGTGTGTAGAGTACGCACCATCCCTATTGCCTTGTCCGTAGCGTCTTTGTCGAGCGCGATAAACACCCGACGATATTTTTTTAACACGTCGATGTGATCAGGCAAGAGGCTCGTGCCTAACAGAGCTACACCGCAAGCGTCTCCGTAGAGGCAGCAAGCACTGGCGCAATCTTCCACAACCACAGCAACATCTCCGTCACCACAGATAAAAGGATGTCTACTGTTTGCGTAACGATACCACTTAGGTGTTCGTCCGTCGAGTGATCTACCTGCACCATCTACCACCTTTCGTTCTTCACGAATTAAAAACACCACACGGTTCATTCGAACATCGTAGCGTAAGTCTACAGCCCCCGCGAGGTACGCGTCGTACGCCCTCACCCTACGCAGATAGAGTTCTGCGTCGAGGCTTCGACCGACCGATACGAACGTGTCCGGCATCTCGAATTCAGAAAATCTATTGGTAATGGAAAGAGGTTGTTGTTTAGGTGTGAATATATCTTTCGACGTATTCTTCGACAACGTCACTCCCGTTCGACCCGACACGTTACAATCTGCATGAAAACAGTACCACAGCCGCTGTAAGCCGTTGTCCGTCACAGAAAACGTATTCCGTTTTCCGCAGACTGGGCAGTCGGAGCGGTACTTCGTATTCGGTACGATGTCGAGTCCTTCGACGTACGATTTGAGCCACGTTGGTGATTTCATGTCGGCGACAGTAATGGACATCGGTAACTCGGTCAAGAGCATTTTTTGTTTGACAAGTCCAGCTACGCTAACTAACCTATGTATAATACCCCTTTAGGGATACCCCTATTATGACTAAGATTAATAAAATTAATCCGATAGCTAAATCCTTAAGGGATGATAAATATCGTAACAAGGTTGTACCTGACAAACGAAGAAAGAAACTTGAAAAGGAACAACGAAAAGAGATGAAGGATGGCACGACCAGCAAAACTCGATGAACCTACTAAACAATACAAGTTGTTGATGACCGTCAAACAGTACGACGTACTCGACAGACACGCAAAGATGCTACAGGAAACTAGCAGAGAACAGGTGTCTGTGGCTGATGTTATACGTGAATCGATTGACATCTACATCGACGCGATAGAGGAGACGAATGGAAACGACAGTAGCGTGGGTGCTGTTGGCAGTAACAGCCTTCAGTAGCGAAGAATTTGATTTCGAACGCATCGGTGTGTACAACACGATGGCAGAGTGTTACTTCGCATCGACAGTAGAATTTTGGGAAGTCACGCCTGTAAATCAGGAAGCACTGTGTATTCGAGTAGAGGATTACGCTGATGAAACGAACATTCCGTGATCGTAAGGGGGAGCGTCTCGTCCCTGAAGTCATCGAATCGGCAGGACGGTGGGAGGTGGTGGCACCCCTGTCGTCTGTACGCTTAGGTGAGACGCCACGCAACGGCGTGAAGTCACGACACAATATAGACTACCCCAAGTGGTCTACGGTGTTTGTATCGAAATCTGAACGCGAGTGCAAATGGTGGCTTGACAGGTACGAAAGAGTGGTGTTAAAACTCTGCATACCATATGAGGTGTGGTAGTTCTCCTTTTGTTGTTGGTAGCAAAAGTAAGCGGGGCTGGTCTTTATCGACTGGCCCCGTTTTTTGTGCTTGACGACGGTGTACGTTATGTGCATAGGTAATTAGCACAACGTCAAACAAAGGAGATTGACACATGGAAATCACAGCGAAGCAAAGAAAAGACATGCTCGATGCACACAACAAACTGCGTAACACCATTAGCTATATCGATGACTGTCGGGATATAACTCTATCGCAAATACGTGACATGGAGGAGACGGTTTGTATACTGCATCAGATTGGCAACTTCCAACCACGGAAAAACGAGGATGGCAGTAGTGTTTGGTATGCTGACTGGGTGTACGCAGAGGATGCGGAGTTGAAAAGTGAGTAATCATCAGAACGAGATGATCCTCGAACGCTTGTACGACGAGGCCATCGAAGAGTTGCTTTCCCGCTTTAAGCCATACAAGATGTATGGGCATCATTCCGCTTGTCTATTTCGAAGCGAAGAAGACTTACACAACGCCGCTGTCGACTTGGCAAAGAAACGATGGGAAACAGAGTATGACTAGACTGTATCAACTGGTGATGGACAGCGCAAAGAACCCGCTGTCCAACATCCCCGACCTCAACACCCGGCATATGATCATGCAAGTTCTTGCGTGGATGTGGTGTATAATCTTTTCGTCGTGGGTGGGATCGATTGTTGTGTTCGGCATCAGTGCGCTTGTCCACGCAATCTTGCTTGCTGGTATCTTTATCACGCTGGGTGTCTTCGAGACGGCGAAACGTAAGCCGCAGTATTTCGGTGGCTTGGGACGAGGCAACGGGGGCGAACATGACTAAACTGTGGCACAGGGTGAGGAACTACTACCTCACGCACGACGGCATAGAGATGCTTCTGTTTGCGTGTGTGCTTGGCTTTCTGGGTTGGATGGCGTACCACGCCGTCGTCGGTGTTATCGAAAGGTTCGGTTGATGGCAAAGGTAGAACGCTGTAGATGCTGGAACTGTGGCGGAGGGGGCGTCGTCGAGTACGAAGAGGCTAGGCCCGACCCCATCCGTGGCGGTGATCTTGTCGGCGTGACGGGTGAGTGTGAACAGTGTGACGGCAGTGGCGAGATGTTCCGCGCCAAAGCTGTCACTACTGCAGGTCTTCGCGCCCTCTTGACACAGACAAAGGAAGCGATGGAATATATCGAAATCATGTCAGAAGACCTCGACAAAATATACACACAGGTTGATTACACTATAGCAGCTATTGAACGCTACGAAAGAAAGGTAGGTACACGAAATGGGACGAGTGAGTGATTGGCTGATCGAAATGGAAGAGGACGCCTTGTGCATGACCCGCGAAGAGTGGACGGCAAAACACGGCGAATCTTGCATCGACATCTATAATAAATTACGCATGGAGTGGTTAGACAGTGACATCGTGGCAAACGAACCACAAGAGTATGGCAAACCGGACGACGCCAAAGACAAATCGAACAACGCTAAAGACTACCCTGTCTATTGACTACCTGTGCGACGTGTGCGGAGAAGCGGCCATGACCCGCGAGGACGACCGGCTCCGCTGTCCGTCGTGCTGGCTGCGGGAACGGGGACAACAAATAAAACCGCTTGACCGGGGCGGATATTATCCGTAGGTTTTCGGCATCGTTTTCTAACGAAAGGAACCCGAACAGATGAAAAAACGTATACACATAAATCAGCACGTCATCCGCGCCAACAAAAAGAATGGTACGAATGATCCGGCAATTACTGTTAAAACATATAAGCGGAACACGTACGCGCACCGGGTTGAGATCGGCGGCGCGTCCACTGTTGTTTATTCGCCAGACAAACCTTTAAATTGCGGCGCGCGCGTATGGATTGAAACTGACGCGACCGTCGCGGCGTTTAACGACAAAAAGGTAGTGATCACATGAAACAGGCCACGTTAATCGATCACGAAAAGATGATCTACAATATTACCAGCGTCTACCGTGATGCTGACTGCGTCCAGTATAATGAGGGGCTTGTCTGGTATCAGGACGCACAGAAGGCGGCATATCTCATCGCGGTAAAATATGACATTGCGGTTTATATCGCTGTCGCTGTTATCGCCGCGCTTTCACCAAATAACAAATGGACGCGAAATCTTGTCAACGCTGATGCCTTAATCGGCGCGTTTATCCGGGGCGACGGCATCGATTCGGTGAAAGTCTCGACATATAACAGGATGAAACAAAAGGCTTGGGATATCTTGGCGGCGCGTCCGGATTACGACGGCGCAAAACGTATGCTGAAGGGGCAGAAAATTACGTCCTTCTTTATGGACATCATGGGGGAATTCAACGTGACCATTGATGGCCACGCCCGAAACATTGCCTATGGTGAGCGCGTCGGCCTCACTGACGACCGGACAAACATCGGCGTCCGTGAATACCGCGCTTTGCAAGCCGCGTATGAAGAAGCCGCCCGGCGCGTCGGCCTCATGCCCTACCAGCTACAGGCAATCACTTGGCGCGTCTGGCGCGACCGGCACGGCATCACATGACAAAAACGCTACGCTAACATTTTCTTTTGGGGATTGGCTGAAGCTTCCTGCCGCGTTCGGGGGCGGGGCGACGGGCTGATCGACGGGCGCGGCGAGTCGCGGGGCCGCGTCCAACCGCCCGAAAAAATTTTCGGCGCGGGGGTTCAACTGGTGCAAATCTTGTGCCATGATTCGACTACCAACAACGCATGAACAAAGGAGAACTAATCATGCTTGACTTAATCGAACAAGAAACCACCGCCATCAATAACGCCGTGAAGAGTGGTGACGAGATATATTCGGCACACGGCAATCCGTCTGATGTCAGCCTTTATAGCAAGTATGCGAGGGTGGAGCGGGTGCCGCTTGAGGCAGAAATACCGCTTGCGCCACGGGGCGAATACGAAATCTTAAGCACGCGAAAGCTTGAGAACTATTCCGCTCTCTATAATCGCGCGACGGAAAGCCTGCTGGATGTCCGGCCGGTGTCTCGTCACTATGCCCTAATTCCGCACGATACCCTTTTTGCGAAACAAGCCGAGCTGCTGGCGGAATCCCCGCTGCCGACTGATAATGTGTCGGTTGTCGATCGTATCTATGGCAACGGTAAACGGGTGCATCGAACGGTGACGTTTAACGACCTGAACACGAACACTCGAACCCGTACGGGGCAGATTGACAGCGTGAAATGCCGCATGGATATTTTCAACTCTGTCGACCTGTCTTGGGCTTTTCAGGTGTTTTCGGGTGCCTATCGTGACCTGTGCCGGAACTCCTTAGTTTTTGGTGGGCAGAAATCGTACCACCAGAGGAAGATTCACAAGGGCCACATCGATGTGGATGCCATGATGAAGAAGGCGGAAGTGGGCCTCGACATGTGGACGAACCAGCGCGACCAGATGGAAGTCTGGCAGAATAGCCACTGCTCGGAATTCGACCTGCTGCGGATGCTCAAGAAGACTATATGTCGGAAGAATACACGGGCTGCCAAGCTAGACGAAAATCTGGCGATTAATGAGCGAAAGCTTAATTGGCTGCTGGAGCGGTTCAAGGAAGAGACGCCCGAACTGGGTTCGACCTTGTGGGCTGCTTACAATGCCCTCACCCATTACTCGACCCACCTGCCGAATATACAGGCCCGGAATAGTAACCGGGAACTTGTCGCGACCCGACGGGCTGACGAAGTGCGGACGGTGATCGAGTCTGACTTCTGGCGCGGTCTCGAAAGGAATGTTGTGAATGGATGACGAACTGCGAGGCGCTTATCTATTCTATCGTTGCCTTGTGCTGATTGCGATCATCCTAGTGCTTCTGATTATCTACTGACAAAGAAGGGAATAAAAAATGAGAGAACTACCGAAAGAACTTGTCGATGAATTCGTGAAACTAGCCGATAAATTCGAGCTTACTATTCGGCAGGACGAACGCGACCAGCTAATCAACAAATTGCGCGGGACGTTGTTTGCGGAACAGATAGCAGAAGCGGAAATAAAGGAGCCGCCGCTACCGGAATCGGTCCTGCAGCCGAACGACGATGTCGAACTGACATCAACCCACTACTGCGCTATTCGCTGGATGTCGCAGGGGTTCATCGCCGTGCCTACTCTTGCCGGGCATATGGGTGTCCAGAAGAGATCGGTTTATTCCTACCTTTCTGATCTGCGGAAGGCAGGTTACGAAATTGAGGCGAAAAATACCGGGAACAACCGGGGCGGGTACTACAAGATTTACCGGCTTGCCAGATCGGCCTGAAAATCGTACAACTTTGGGGCCGGTGCTTTTACCGGCCTCATTTACCAACGGAGAACTTGCGATGCAAAGCACGATTAAAAACGAACTGACCACCTCTGAAGCCGCCGACGTTTTTGCCATCACCGAACACGAGCTTAAAGTGTTGCGGTATCATCTCGACGCCATCAACAACCAGATCAGGGGGCTTGAGGCGTTCATGGATTCGATGGGCTTTACCTCTTGGATCGGCAGTCAGTCTCCACGTTGCATTAAGGTTGCACAGTTTAAGGTGACCACTGAAGACTGATTCCTTCCCGCCTTGCCGGGTGGCGGTAATTACCCGGCGGCACCATCACCTTGACCCCGTCACTAGTTGGCGGGGTTCTTTTTTGCCTAGTGTCCGGATATATCGCTTGCGGCTTGTATCGGCGGGATAAATAGGCGGATTCGTAGCTCGGGGGTTGCTGCGCTTTTGGCCATCCCCGGCAAGCTTTTCAGATTATAGATGTGACAAATCATGCAACGCGCGCGGGTGCGGGTGCGATGTGCGGGATGTTATGAGCTTAGAGTGCGGGGCGATCTTGTGCCGGGGTTGTGGGGTGCCTCGGCGAGGACTAATCGATGAAAGATTGTTGCTGAAAGTTGCTGACAAATGTAAATAAATATTAATATCTGCGCCTGCGCGCGTAAGGGCCACCCGGCCCCCCTGTACATGTGCATACAATCTCGACAGCAATTTTGTTTTTTTGGAGTAACAGGCATACGTAAAAACGTACACCGTGAGGAAAGACCAAAACGTACACCTTAAGGGGGACCACCCCTTCCTTACTGGGCCACTTTTGCAGATATGGGTGTATATCCCAGCGGGTCTTACACGCAGTGTACTGTCGAAATCACGATTTGTCAAGAAAAAAGTTGACAACATCGGAAATAGCACCTATACTTATGGCGTGGATCACACACAAACCCGTCACACCTCCCCATAAACACTGTTGTTTACTAACAAAAGGTACGACGCACGTGTGATTCACCCCGGATTACGAGAAAAAGATGAATTTACTTCCACAAAAACCCGCAAAACAGCGGGAATTAACCCCACAACAGGGTAAATTTCTCGATTTGCTCTTCGAAAACGGCGGAAACGTCACTCAAGCAGCCGTAGACGCCGGATATTCGAAGGGTTCGAGCCAGTGGCTCAAGAAAACTCTCTCTGAGGAGATCGTAGAGCGTACGAAAGACATCCTTTCGGTCAATGCGATCAAGGCAGCTAACCGCCTCGTCACGACAATAGACAATCCCGCCCCCGAACGCGGTGACGACTTGCGTCTCAAGGCTGCGGAGTCGCTCCTCACCCGCGTCGGCGTACGCGCCCCGGAGCAAATTAACCACAACGTAACGGCAGTACACGGCGTCGTCCTGTTACCGCCGAAAAACGAGGTAATCATAGATGGCTAATATGGGTGATGACGACGACGGCTACATCCGTCGCTCCGGTAAGGACAATCCTATCTATCAGATGGGTGTGAATATGCCGGACCTCCAGTTCAGTATTCTCCAAGAGCTACTCAATCGTCCGCAGTCGATGAAGGGAAAGCCTTTCTACAAGCGCGACGAATCTGGCCAATACTACTTCGATTTCTCAGAGGGCGGAAAGATCCACCGTGGAAGAAAAGCAGCAGGCAGCGCCGAAAAAGCGCGGTAGGCCGAAGCGCGATCCGAATGCGCCAAAAGCCACATATAACTTATCTACAAAGGAGCGTGCAAGACGCGCGGCGACGAAACGTGTCAACGCCGCAAAGCGCCGTGCCGCGAAGTCGACCAAAGCAGCAGAGGACAAACGACGCTATGCTCGAAAGCTCGAAGAACAAGCTACGAAAGTTGAAAACGCTCTTGCTGGCAAGTCCTCTGCCACAATCGATCTTGGGGATGTGGCTGATCTGCCAGACCCAGTATCGGAACTTGTCGGCGAAAGTGAAGTCGTCTTCCAGCCGAATGCGGGTCCGCAAACGGAATTTCTGTCGGCGGGTGAGCGAGACGTACTCTACGGTGGTGCAGCCGGGGGCGGTAAATCTTTCGCTCTCTTGGCCGATCCTTTGCGCTACTGTCACAACCCTAATCATCGTGGGCTTCTTCTTAGGCGTACTCTCGACGAACTAACCGAACTGATCGACAAGTCTCGTCAACTCTACCCAAAGGCATTTCCGGGTGCGAAGTTCCGAGAGTCGAAGTCGACGTGGGTCTTTCCGTCCGGGGCGACGATGTGGTTCACGTACCTCGACAAAGACAAAGACGTGACGCGTTTTCAGGGGCAGGCGTTCAACTGGATAGGCATCGATGAGATCACACAATATCCCACACCGTACGTATGGGATTATTTGCGTTCTCGCCTTCGTACTACTGATCCTGAACTCCAGCAACACCTGTACATGCGCTGCACAGCCAACCCCGGAGGAGTGGGTGGTTGGTGGGTCAAGAAGACTTACATCGATGGCTTGGAACCAAACAAGTCTTTTCCTGCCTTCGATATAGAAACCAAAAAAGACTTTCTGTGGCCTGACAGTCACGAGAAAGCAGGTCAGCCGCTGTTCCTTCGCAAATTCGTACCGGCGCGGTTGACCGACAATCCCTACCTGATGGCAGACGGCCAATACGAGGCTATGCTCAGGTCGCTCCCGGATGTCGAACGAAGGCGACTCCTCGAAGGTGATTGGGACGTGGCGGAGGGAGCGGCCTTTCCCGAGTTCTCACGAGTGCGTCATGTTGTCGAGCCTTATGACCTTCCTACCAACTGGCCCCGCATACGAGCGGCGGACTATGGCTATGCGAGTCCGTCGTGCGTTTTGTGGGGGGCTATTGACTGGGACAATAATATCTGGGTTTATCGTGAATTATATGCTAAACACTTGACAGCAGAGCAACTGGCTGATAAAATATTAGAAGCAGAACAATTAGATCCACAGCCTCACTACACGATACTCGACTCGTCGTGCTGGAACAAGACAGGATTCGGTCCGTCGATAGCAGAGACGATGATGCGCGTAGGCGTGAGGTGGACGCCATCAGATCGAAATCGTATTCAAGGAAAGATGGAAATACATCGTCGCCTAGCTGACGACCCCTACACAAACGAACCTCGCCTACGTATATTTTCTTCGTGCCAGAATATTATCAAGCAGCTTGCTGGCATCCCTCTGTCGAAAAGTAACAGCGAAGACGTAGACACGAAGTCAGAGGATCACGCGTACGACGCCTTGCGTTACATGTTGATGACCCGTATGAGCGGTTACGCTTCTATCCATCAACAACTCCACGCAATAAAGACACAAGTTTTTCAAGTTCAAGACGAAGTCTTCGGATACTAAATGGCAAAGACAGATCAATTTATATACGACAAGGCGGTCGATGTTCAAACGGTAACCCTACGGCGCTTTCTTCAGCTACGTGCTGCTGCCCACATAGCGTCGGGCAAGGCTCAGAAGGATACAATCGGAGATACGTTTCGGAACAATCCTGCCTTCGCAAGTCTTCTCGACGAACCTCTCATACGTTTTCTCGATGCCGGATTCGAGATGCAAGAGGCGAATCCTCTTTACAAAGCATCTATGGAAGCTCAAGCACGGGCTGCAGAGAGAGTGGCAAAGAGTGGAGAGGGTGACCCAGAAGGCACGAATGCTCGTCGTAGACTATACAGTCACGTCGACGCTATCGAAGAAAATATCATCCACCAACTCAGTCTCGCAGAAAACAGAGACGTACAAAAAAGATACGACAACTTCCTTCCGCGTATGACGGACTCGGTTGTCAATCCGAAGAAGCCCGGCCCGTTAGCAAATAGATTTCGTTTTCGTCACGAGAATGTCGGCCTCTTGAAAAAGGGACTTCTCGACTACGTGTTGAAAAATCCACAAGATGAACACGTAGTACGTGCCCTTTTCATGCAGATCGACTTAGGTTTCCGTCCCGGTGAAGTAGAGCGTATGCCCGTGTCTGCCTACCGGGCACCCTCCGGCACCGGACGATTTGCAAAGAATCAAGTTCCGGGACTGTTCATTCCTCCGGGAATGACAAAGATGAACACGGAAATAAACATTCCGATGTCCCCTGACATCGTCGCGTATTTCAAGGCGAACATGCTGCGCCATCAACGCCTGATCGGTCAGGGGGGCGTAGATGCCCTGTTCGTGGACAACAAGGGCAATCCTATAAAAGAAGGGGACATGACCCGCGTCCTCAAGCAGATCGAGGTACGTGGCCCCAACGGAACAGGCTTGATGTTCGACGCCGAAACCGGCAAAGAAATTCTTTCACTGCCACGTGCGTACCTACTTCGTAATATGAACATCACGGCAAACTTCGCTCTAGGCACGGACGCAGTCACATCCGGAGCGATGAGAGGACGAGCGTACAGAGGCGCAGCAAGTATCGAGGATGGGTATCAAGGAAAAGTTCCGGGATCTCACACTCTTGAAGAAACACAGCCGCACATTCGTCTACACACCTACTTTCGAGAGCAACTGACTGATGCGATGGGATTTTCCGAAGATATGATCCTTGCTCCGGATCAGGACATCATCGGAATGTGGCTGCAAAGCGGTGGAAAGATAGATGCTTCTCAGGGGACAATCGGAGCGTCACAAGTTCTTATCGGTGCGGACGATGCAACCAATGTCAACATCACGTTTCCGTATAGTGAACAAGAAGCGAAACAGATGAAACCGATCACTATCGTGCAGGACGCCCCTCCTGCGGCTCTTCCTGCCCCGGAGGAAACCCCCGAAGAAAGGAACGCCGTAACACGAGATCTTTTGAGAGGCTTGCACGATCCGAAGCTCAAAGCCGGTGGCGCTGCTGCCCTACTCGCACAGGGCTTGCGTGACAATGAAAGTCTCGACAAAGAAGAAGTAGCAGACTTCATCGTCCAGACGGGTCTCGAAGAGGCTGCATACTTTGCTGGTACGAAGGGACTACAGGCTCTCAGAGTAGCAAGCTCTGCAGCGAATCCCGTAGCGTTAGGCACACAACTAGCAACGTCTATGATAACTCCCATCGAGGGAGGGGACATCACGGAAGAACAACGTCTGGTTTTAGACGCTCAAGCTGCAGAACGTCGTGCTGCTGAGAACATCCGCCCCGGCGGATCAGGAACGACTACAAAAAGTTTCCGTCCGGCGATAGGCACGGCAGAGGGTGCGGAAGAGGCTCGGCTCATGGACGTGTTCATGGAGCCGGACTTCGGTGAGGGAAGCCCACAAGATATTATGGAAAACGTCGTCCTAGACGACGCGGCTATGCAAGACATAGATACAACACCGAGCTTTATGGCTCGATAAAAAAAGGAGTGAGTTATGAACTTGAACATGGGTGAATCGTACATCATGAATGCCGACAAAGAGACTGTCGACAATCAGGGTGGCGCTGCACAGCTTCATCGTGAGGGTCTTGAATTCGACACTCGCGCGAAGACTGATGTTCTTACAGAAGATATGCCGAAGCAGCAGACAAAGCCTACGGTAGAAGCTTCTTTGTTCAGCATGGCTGATCAACGAGATTACTAAGGAGTCCTTTCTATGGACGATAGGTTTTTAGAACCTGCTGATGACGAGCCTATCTCGGTAGTCTCTCCGGACGAACAAGCACCGTATCTTGCAGATTACATACGTGCGAAGTTCGAAGATTCGGAGAACGGTCGTTACGCGTACGAACAGCGCTGGCTGAAAGCGTACAAAAACTTTCGTGGCATCTACGACTCGACAACACAATACCGAGACTCCGAACGGTCTAAGGTGTTCATCAAGATCACCAAGACGAAGGTTCTTGCAGCGTACGGGCAAATTGTAGACATACTTTTTGCCAACAAAAAATTTCCTATCGTCGTAGAGTCTACTCCTGTCCCGGAGGGTGTCGCTGAGTTCGCTCACATGAAGACGCCCATCGACGACCTGATCAGCCAAGAGCCAGCCCAAGATCCGTACGGGTTCGAAGGGGACGGAAGATCCCTCGCTCCCGGAGCGTTACAGGCAGATACTTCGAAAGACTTCTTAGGTGCGTACGAGGAAAGACTCGGAAACGCACCCGTCGTCGAGGGCAAAGCGAACATCGGAGAGCCACAGATCTCTCCTGCTCAAGAGTCGGCTCTCAAGTGTGAGAAGGTTATCCACGATCAGCTTGTCGACACGAATGCCGTCACGGTGATCCGTAAAAGTATCTTCGAAGCCGCCCTGATGGGCACGGGTGTCGTCAAGGGTCCGCTGAATATGTACAAGCGGATACATCGCTGGGAGCGGGGAGACGGGGGAGATCGTACGTACAATCCGTACGAGAAGCTAGTCCCTCGCATCGAACACGTATCTATATGGGATTTCTATCCTGATCCATCGGCTGCAAGCATGGAAGATTCCGAGTATGTCATCCAGCGACATCGGATGAATCGTGAACAGCTACGCAGCCTCATCCTCATGCCACACTTCGACAAAGAGCAAATCGAAGAAGCATTGGCAAATGGGCCGAACTACGAAGACAAGTATTTCGAAGACACGATACGCGAAGACGAAACGGATGCGTACTATCAAGAAAACAGATTCGAAGTCTTGGAGTATTGGGGCGTCATCGACGCGCAGATGGCACGTGCTGTCGGTCTGCTAAACGACGAAAACGACAACGGGGAAATGACCCAGATGCAGATCAACGCATGGATCTGCGGAAACGTAATCCTGCGCTGTGTGATCAATCCCTTCACTCCGGCTCGTCTGCCCTTTTTCGCCATGCCCTACGAAATCAACCCCTATCAGATCTGGGGTGTCGGTATCGCAGAGAACATGGAGGATGCCCAGTTGCTGATGAACGGACACGTTCGTATGGCAATCGACAATCTCGCCCTCGCTGGCAACCTTGTTTTCGATGTCGATGAGGCATCGTTGGTCCCCGGACAGAACATGGACATCTTCCCCGGTAAGATATTCCGACGGCAGTCAGGTGTCACAGGCACGGCAATCAACGGCCTCAAGTTTCCGAACACGGCTCCTGAAAACATTCAGATGTATCAGATCAGCCGTCAGCTTGCGGATGAGGAGACGGGTCTTCCGTCTATCATGCACGGTCAGACGGGCGTCACGGGCACCGGACGAACCGCAGCAGGTCTATCGATGTTGATGGGCGGTGCAAGTCTGTCTATGAAGACCGTGATCAAGAACGTAGATGATCACCTACTCAAGCCTCTCGGCGAGTCGTACTACCAGTGGAACATGCAGTTCAATGAGGACATGGATGAAATCGGTGGTGACCTAGAAATCAAGCCTCGCGGTGTAGCTGCGGTTATGCAGAAGGAAGTTCGCAGTCAGCGTCTTATCGCCTTACTTCAGACCGTGTCTAATCCGATGCTTGCTCCGTTTATCAAGATACCTAACCTCATTCGCGAGTTGGCGATCACACAAGATATCGATCCGGATAGCTTAGTCAACAACGTAAACGAGGCACAGATCTACGCTCAGATGTTGCAAGGGATGATGCAGAATGCTCAACAAGGATCAGGCCCGGATGGTGGCCCCGCTGCTGAACAACCCCCCGGCATGGGAGGGGTTGGAGGAGTACCTCAACAGCCTCAAGACGCTGGTGGTACAAGCCCTGATGGTCGCGCAGTCGGAATCGGAGATGCGCCAGTTGCAGGGGAGACTGGTTTTACTGGAAACGCTCCTCAACTTGAACAATAACTACAAAGCCGTTTTGAAAGAGAACAACAAAAGTGAGTAGTTTTTTCGATTATTATTCTGGGCGTCCTACTCCTCCGACGCCGCCAGCGGCTCCGACTCCGCCCTCACCTACGCAGCCGGTCCTTCCCCCGATAGATCCGCGCTACGTTTTAAAGCGACCGAGAGTAGAAGATCCGACAGAACCTAACTATGCGATGGATCTCATCGGCGGAAGTAACCCGGCCCTGAACATAGCCGGACTACAAGTCATAAATCCGGAAGATGTCATCCACGGGGACTTCTCTACGTACTTGGCGGGTATGGGCCTCGAACGGAACGGAACATTCGGAGCCGTAAGTCCGTCAGACCCGGATGCGGATGTGGGCCGTTCGATTCCCCTAATCGACGCCTACACCCTGACAGATCCGACAGGAAAAGGCTTTCGCGGTATTTCAAAAAGCGGAAAGCTAAACGTATTCGCAGCAGCATCTGTAAACGAAGAGTTCGAGGCTCTCAATGAGATTGCGAAATTCAACGCTGCGAATGCAGACGCCGTAGGTAATGCCAAAGGTTTCGCGATCAGACTAGGCGACGAGCGCGGAAGCATTCTTTATCGTCTTCCGGGATCGAGCAGATATCAGGGAGACTTGTCAGTCAACGGCAAGACCATCCCGCAAAGCATCGCCCGTAACATCGAAAATTACACGCAAGGGGCGGCTAAGGGCCAAGAGCTTCTTGCTGCTTTGACTACCGGAACTGACGAAGACATAAGTGAAGCAGTCACGGATATAGATTTCACGAACGCTCTGATCAGAACGGATCGAGGTGGCTACACTCTCGATGGTAGATTCAACGCTGTCGTGGGTGTCGGACGACTAGGCAACCTGTCAGACTTGAAAGATCTCGCAAAAACTCAATTCCGAGTTGTCAATGACGGCAAATACAACGAAGTGGCTTCGAACGCAGTTGCTACTGAGTGGCTCAACGGCGCAAGAAATATGGGATCGGATGCGACTCAGGCAGAGTTGATTGCACACCTACAAAACTCTATCAACAAAGCGACGAAACAGTCGGACGTTATGAAGCCGAACACGAAGCCCGGAAGCAAGACTACAACCTCCACGACCGAAACAATAACATCGACTGGAGACGATGGATCACCTCCCGGACCACCTCCCGGATTCACTCCGGCAGGCGGTGGCGATGGTGACGGTGGCCCGACAGTGCAAGGCCCATCCTTCGAGGGTGGAACGCCAACGTACTACGACGATCAGGGATATCAGACCGACCCCGGCGGAGGCAACGGCGGCGATTCTTCGCCAGCGGGTACGCCGAATCAGTATTCATTCGATGGCGGGTCTTCTAGGTCGGGAGACTTCACTGGAGGTCAGACAGGACTAGGAAGTGGTCCTACGCCCGGCGGCTTTGGTGGCACAGGTCGGGGACGTTCTGGATATAGCACGGGCGGCTTCGTAGAGGACGAAGACCGTCTCGTGCCGGAGAAGTCTATCCTGACAGTCAACGAGCTACAGGGAGACGTAGAGGAGTCGGGTTTCATCGACCGACCTCCGTCAGAAGTCACTGACGCAGAATCCGTAGCCGACGACATCCCGATGCCCAAAGCAGAAGAAGACGGCTTCGTAATCAACCAAGAGGCTGTAAAGCTTGCTGGGGAGATGGACCTCATCAAAAAAATTGAAGATGCCGAAAGATACGTAAAGTCGAAGGGCATCGAACTTGAAAAATCGAAGCAGCCTATCCTCGCTTCGAGTGGAGAAATTTACGTTCGTCCTGAAGTCGTAGCAGCCATCGGACTCGACGAACTCGAAAAGATTAATAAGCGCGGCGTTCCTGCTACGAAAAAGAAGTTGAAGGAAACGAAACGCGCTTAGAAGAATAGTCGGCCACCCGCGTAATGCGGCCCCGATATGACCGAAGCGGCCACCCACACGCCAAGTGGCCCCGCAAGTGAGGTAAGACAAATGGCAAAAAAAGCACGCGGACACCGCGCAAACAAACCGAATGACTCTTTCGGAACTGTAAATCAAGACTCTCTATACAAAGGAAAATACCGAGAGGAGGTTTACGAAGATGATGATGAAGATAGCTCGGAGGAGCAACAGGCAAGTGAGGAAGAGACAGAGGAGGTAGTTGAAAAAGCTGCAGACTCTCCTAAAAGTTTCGCACCTGACGAAACGCCCGAAGAAACCCCCGAAGAGCCTGAATTCAAAAAGCGTTACGATGACCTCAAACGTCATTACGACGAAAAGTTGACAGAGTGGAAAACGGAAAAAGAAGATCTGATCAATCGACTTAAAACTCCGCTACCACAATCTTCAGAACCAGAAACGGATCTTGAAAGTTTCCGGATTCAACACCCGGATGTATATCAAGCAATCCACCAGATATCTTCCTCGCAGTCTGAAGCGCGAGTGAAAGATCTCGAAGAAGAGTTGCAGGTAATCAAGCAACGAGAGCAAAATCTTGAAAAAGATCGAGCATATCAAGAGTTGTTACGATTGCAGCCGGACTTCGAAGAGTTGAAAAGCAGCGATGCCTTTCGGGAGTGGCTCAAATTACAGCCTAACTCTATCTCTGACGGGGTTTACAACAACGCAACCGACGCCCACTGGGCAAGCCGCGTTGTAGATCTCTACAAGTCTGATAACGGTTTGAAAAAGAAATCATCGACTAAAGCGACCAAGAAAAGTGATGCGGCTATGTCCGTATCGAAAACAGCTTCGAAAGAAGTTTCACGGTCGAACGATGGTGGAAAAATGTGGAAAGCTTCAGAGATCGGCAAGATGAAGCCGTGGGAGTTCGAAAAACACGAAGCAGAACTCGACGCGGCACGCATGGAAGGCCGAATAGACTTCAACTCTTAAACCTCAAAGGAAGGGTAAACCAATGGCTTTTGGTACCTCCGCAGGTTATGGTAACCTGCCTTCCGGCAACTTTACGCCGGAAATCTTTAGCCAAAAGGTTCTCAAATTCTTCCGTCGCGCTTCGGTTGTAGAAGACATTACGAATACCGACTACGCTGGCGAAATTGAGAACTTTGGCGACACCGTCCGCATTATCAAGGAACCGGTAATTACCGTATCCTCGTATAGTCGCGGCTCGGTTATCAACGCGCAAGACCTTGCTGACGATCAGATTACTATGGTAGTCGATCAAGCAAATGCTTTCTCGTTTAAGATTGACGACATCGAAGAGCGTCAGTCGCACATCAACTTCGAAGCACTCTCCACCTCTTCTGGTGCGTTTGCTTTGAAGCG